GCCTGACTTCTTACCAATCATTTTAACTTTCATCTCAACGTCATCAATGTTCTTAAACACATCACGACTTGGAATACCTGTTACCATACTATCAACACGCATACTAACTAATGCTTCTGAAAGTTCTAATGTTAAGTAAATTACATTAAGTCCTTTCTCAGCCATGTTAACACCAATGTTAGCCAAGAACAAACTCTTACCTGCACCTGATCCACCTGCAAAGATATTCAGCTCGCCTCTGTTAAAGCCACCAAACAATTTCTTATCAATAGCGTTCCAGCCTGTGCTTACTTGTCCGTTAGTACTCTTAATGCCTTCTAGTCTTGCTCTAGGATCAGCAAAGTAGTTTGTACCTAAATCTTTTTGCAAACCAATCTGTACAGCCTTCTTGACTATGTCTTCGCACTGTCCATACTCTCCGCTTTCAAGTAAGTCAGCACTCTTTAAAATAGCTGCCTCTAGTGCTTTGTGTTTACTAAACGTTTCAAACTCTTGCAGTAGCCAATCATAATGATTCTCTTGTAGCTCACCTACATCTTTTAGTTTGTTGTCACCTTGTAGATTACTTGCCGCATTAATAATGTCAAGTGTAGGCAATGCATTATGTTCACTAACATAACTGTTTAAAAACTCTGCCGCTGGTGTTAAACGTCTGTCAAAGCTATTTGGATCAAACACAGCCTGACAGCGTACAAAGCTCTCAGCATCTGATAGCATCATTTCTAGATACACCTTCTGTATCTCATATCCATAGTCTGTGTTTTGTCTAGTCATTCTTTGCCTTTGTGAATACTTTTATATTATACATTATAGCAAACTCTTGTGCATCTGTCAAGTTATTTACTATTGGTTTGCCCTTGATGTTAAGCGAAGTATTTAGTAGCATAGGGCATCCTGTAGCTTCATACCAGGCTTCTAACAGTTGTCGTATGCCGCTACCATCTGGTCCAACTGTTTGGACTCTGCTTGTTCCATCCACGTGGGTGATGGCAGGATACAAGTCTGGATTTTTGCAACGGGCGGTAAACTGCATATAGTTATTTGCAAACCCGTCGAATTCGGAATCATAATGTTCTGACATGATGACTGGAGCGAAGGGTCTGAACTGTTGTCTTTGTTTAATGTCATTGACTTTGCTTTTGATATCCCTTCCCCTGGGATCAGCAAGTAGACTACGATTGCCAAAAGCCCTAGGGCCAAACTCCGCCCTACCATTCGCAACGCCCACGATTCCCGTTTTCTTAAGTTCGCTGATTGCTTCTTCAACTGGATAGTCTCCTTCTATGTTGTAGCCTAAGTATGCGTGATCCATAGGCATATGTTGTTTCTTGTGTGCTAGTACAGCACCGATAGACGATCCAGCATCACCTGGATTAGGCATAATCCATACATCTTTAAAATACTTATAGGCTAAATGATTAGCACTACAGTTTAATGCACATCCGCCCATAAGAACTAAGTTGTCACTATTGCCATTTTGTTTACACCATAGTAAAATGTTATCAAGGATTGTTTCATATACCCATTGTGTACCGGCTGCTATATTAAAATTGTGATCGTCGTTTAACTCTGGTCTCCACCAATTGCACCCTCGGTGTAAGTTGTGTTTAAACTTAATAGGTAAAGTTTTGCTTTCAAAAAAATCATGCATAATTTGATGACGGTATACTCTACTATCGCCATATGCCGCCATGCCCATAAGAATATATTCATCTTCATTTGCTTTTAACCCAATACGTTGAGTCATAGCAGAATACCATAATCCTATAGAGTGTGGAAATTTTTGTGAATAGATTTTTTTAAGTTTGTTTCCACTTCCGTTCCAAACTGTGAGTGTATCAAATTCTCCAATACTGTCAATACAAACAACAGTGGCTTGGTTAAAAGGTGAAGTATAATAGCCGGCAGCAGCATGGGAAAGATGATGACTAGTATACTTAATAGGAGCATGTAACCCATAAGATCTAAGATAGTTACGAATATTATTTTCACGTAACCGAATTCCTTGCCCTGCTCTAAATTGTCTAAGAGTCTTGACAAGCGGTCTTTCGTACCAAATAAGTTCATCTGGTTGCCCCCACTTCTTTGCATAATCAATTAGCTCTTTATTTAAGTCAGGATCGTTTTTTATTCCGCTAAAGCGTTCGCTATGACTAGCAAATTCTAATCCTTCATCTGTAAATACTGCTAATGCCGCATCGTGGCTGTTTGCACTTATACCCCAAGTAATCATTTGTAAATAAACGGATCCTCTTCCTTAAGAGCTTTTAACTTTTTTCTAAACACTATTTCTTCTTTAATACGTGTGTAGGGCCAAATAATTATTCGCCAAACTTTTTTAATTAAAACCATTTCTTTGCTTTCAATCTTATTTTAAGAGGACTTTCCTCTGCAACATTTACAATACTATATAACGTATATAGTCTACCGTACTTATTGACAGCATCACCAATATCATTTATGTCTTCATCCCAGTCTGGCATACTTACACTAAACCCTAAGTTAATAGCCTGCTCGACTAACTTACTACCTGCGTTGTCTCTGTCAGGAACAATAATAATATCTTTGTTCAATTGTTTTAACAGCATTACTTGTTGTTCTGATATTTCACTACCTCCTAACGCACACCCGTCTATATGTATAGCGTCTAGTTGTCCTTCACAAACAATAGCAAATACTTTATTGTAACTTTGTTCGTCAAGTCCATATACAAATCCAGGCTGTACTTCTGTTAAGTACTTAGGATTTTTATTAGGAAGTATACTTCTAGCAGTCCATCCTACAATGCGCTTCTCATAATAAAATGGAATAATAAATCTATCTCTGTATCCTAAACTAGGGCTCCAATAATAGTTAGTGTCGTCTAAGTTAAGATTACGTGCGGCCATATATTCTAATACAGCAAGTGAATGCTTAGTATGCGTTTGTATGTCTTGTATACGAACAGCATCGTCTGGTAGTGGAACTGAGGTAAACGAAGGCATCAAAGCTATACGTTCACGTGCTTCAACGCCTTCGTTCAGACGCATCACATCTAATGCTACCTTATTGATTACATCGTCAGGTGTTCCTACCCATTGTAAAAACTTACGCATCTTATGTGAAAACGTTCGACCCGGTTGCCAGCTGCATTTAAATCCACAGTTAAAGCAATGATAACTTATGTTATCGCCTTCCTGTATAACGCCGCCGCGGGCCTTCGTATCACGTGTCTCACCATTGTGGACACAACAAGGAGCATCGAACCCGATCCACCCGCTAGGAGTTGTCTTCCTCTTAGCAGGAATGTATGTCAGAACTGTTTCAGCTACGATACTCATAGTAATATTATACTATAAAGTTATGGTGTTGTCAATCAGTTTCTTACTAAAACTTTGGTTATTTTATCTGCTGGATCTGCTGTAGCACTAACACGCAAGTGACTAAACACACCGTTGAAGTTAATAGGCTTAGGTTCTGTTTCACTACCTGTAAACGTAATGGTACCAACATCACTCCAGTTAGTAGATCCTGTAATTTGATTTTCTAATGTAGCTTGTACAGTTACATCACCAACATAACTATCTGTATATACTGAGGCTGTGTGTAATGCTTCGTTGCCGTTGATAGCAGGCTGTGCGCTTATGCTTTCACTGTACCATACTGTGTTGTCTTCAGTAAATGTAGTTAAGCTATAACTAGCTAACGGCCCTGGGAACGCATTGTCTTCTAAGTGTATTACTCCATCACTGCCAAAGTGTGTATCAGTATATGTTAATGTTTTTTCACTATTACTATCTACAAGATAGATGTTATAACTTAAGAACTGTGTATCTAAATTTAATAGTTCGTTTTCAGTAATAGTTACTCTACAGTTTCCCCTTGTGTTAGTAGATCCATCGTCAGTAACAGTACAATCTTTTTCTATAACCATTTGTTTGTTTTGATCAAATACAACGAACTTAGGAGTATACGCTGTAATCTCTTTACGTTTTTGATCATGATTTAATACTTTAAATTGTAGGACATTATCTATGCCCTTATATACTTTTATATGTCTCTGGTACACTGGTCTATACTCCGTTATGAGTCCTGCGTCATTTGCTAGGATTGTTATTTTGTTATCGACTAAATATCTAGGTGTTAGCTGCATATTAATATTTATCGAGAATTATGTTATTAAAAGATATTGAAAAAGATTTTCCGTTTATAAGCGTGGTTACCTATGGTGGTAACGAGTACGTTGGTATCATTGCCAACCAAGATCAATACATAACAAGTATGTATGTGTTTACTACGTTAAAGACTGATTTACAAAAGAAACTATTTTTACAAATGGGCGAAGTATGGTGGTGGGAGTCAAATAGAATGATTCCTATAAACATATTTTTAAATAAAGAAATGAGCAAATTTCAATTTGCGCTTATGACAATGAATAGTAAAGACGTAAAAGTTACTATAGGTCCGTGTGTAAACTTAAATGCATTAAATGTAAAACGTGTGAAAAGAAAGAGTGTACAACTAGTACGTAAGTCTAAGTAGACAACTCTTCACATATTAAATTCATATGTACTATTACGCTCATAGCGTAAGCATATGCGTGTGCCTTCTTAAAGAAGTAATCACCGTTTGTCGGCTTTATCCAAACTTCCTTGAATATGTTTTCCCAGCTCTTGCTTGCTAAGTGTCTTTTCGCTGGACGTATTATTGCTAGTGTTGCTGCTAATTGTTGTACCGATGACGGTTTCAATTGCTGTAATAGTTCGTTGTGCCCGCTTAGATGAAATACTTTGTCTGAGAAGTCCTTGTGTTCCAGAAGTTGCCATAGTGGGGTCCTTTCCATTAATTCTGTTAAGTGTGTTTCTGATTTAACGTCTTTGTATATACTTACGTTAAGAAAGTCTAATTTAAAGTAGCCGCGTTCTTCCGCAGTCTTATGCTCGATAGTACTTATGCCGTCTACAGGGTTGTGCGGAATTTCAGTTGCGTACACACCTGTGTTATGTTTTTTGCCTGTATCTAGTTTTGCAACACGATGTTTTATTTTTTCTAAAACAATATCTCTGTCTGCAAAGTCTATATCAATGTCTGGCATATTCATCCTTCATTTCTATATAATTAAAATTAATTACCATTCTATTATGAATATCAGTACAAGATGTACCTGAATGTTTTGTACCAGTAGGAAATTTAACTAGTCTGTTAGCTACACTTTCAACCTTAGTACCATCTTCAAATATTGTGTAACCGTTATTAGTATTAAGATATAATATAGCCGTGGTACATATACCTGCAATTTGTTCAACATCGATATGTAGTCCGTGTTCAATTATTTCGTCTGTTACGATATTAAAATTTGCTTTGGCTTTAATAAGAACTGCTATATTTAATTTACTATATACATCGGCTAGAATAGGCATTGTATCTTTGCTTATTACATCTGGAGTATGATAAAATAAATGTGCCATTTGCCAATTATATTTTTTTGGAACTGTCGAAGTATCTTCTCTTACTACTGGTCCCATAACCCAAGGAAATTGTTCATGTGTTATACTGTCGTATAGTTTGTCAAATTCGTCCTTGGGTAGAAAATTATCAATAATTTCTATACCGTCGTCTTCTATAATTTGTATATCGTCCATTTTATAACTTACTTTCTTTAACAATTTCTTTAACAAGTTCTACATCTTTAGGTTGTCTTTTAAAACGTAGTGCCCAGTGAGCTGGGTCAACTACATGAAATATCATACCTAATTGCTCATCATTAAATTTACCTAACATTTCTTTTCCGCTTTTGCAATTTAATAACAACCATGGAGATATTTTTCCATCTTTAATATGCCATACTGCTCTATTTAAACTTACATGATAGAAATAATGATTCCAAGGAGCATCTGGTTGTTCGTCAGCCCAATCCATCATAGTTGTTACACTACGTTCAAGTGCAGTTTCAACTCCTTCTTTCTGTATAAGCTCAATAGCATACTTTTGGTACATGTCTTCTTTACACCAATGATCTAATTTAACTCCACTAGTTACTACATAGTCAATATACTTCTCTGGGTATAATGGTTGTACATTATTTAAAAAACTTCCAAACTTTACAAAAGCATTGTAGTATTGACTACTACAAAAATCTTCGTATGTCTTTGTATTTTTTGACATCATAGATTTTTCATAGAACCTTTGAAATGCATAGAATCCATATCGCACACGCTTTTCATCTTTTTGTAATGCACGTCTTTTCTTTTCACACATATGCACAGCAAGAGTTTTTTCTCTTGTATATCCTGTACCGCAATATTTGCATACATATGGTTTAGAGTTTGACGTCAATGTTGTGATCTTCCGCAAGTTGTTTAAGTTCTTTTTTTGTAGATATTCCAGCAAGTAATTCTACCTCATTATTTTTCATATTAGGATAAATTTTTTCTAAAAGTTTTATGGCAGAATTATTGTTTGTACCTTTTTTCTTAAAGCCTATATACGGATGGAATTTTATTTTATTCCAAGCGCCGCTCATACATAGTAATTGCCACATTAGTTCTTGATGTCCGTTTTCTTTACCAACACCAATAGTATTAAAATGTTTGTTATAATATTCATTTGTTTTAAAAACAGCAAGTTCCTGTTCCTCTCTTGAACCTTGTACAGCACTTACATATCTATTAAGTAACCAAAAGCTAACCTGCTTACGTTCTTCGTCAGTGAGCTCTTTCCACACAGACTTTGCATTCATATCAATTGCTGCAAGTATGTCTTTTATTGGCAGTTTTGTTTGTGCCATACGTCTAAGTCCTCCGGTGAATTAATCTCTACTCCTTTAAAGTATACACTACTACAGCCGATTTGCCAACCATTTTTTAACCATCTTAGCTGTTCTAATTTTTCCGTTTCTTCTTCTATAGTAACTTCTAAGTCTGGATACAGTTCTAATGCATCTCTTCGATAGCCGTATATTCCTAAATGCCAATGTCCATATCCGGTCATGCCTCTACCAAACCATAAGCATTGATCACCAGCTCTAACCATTTTTACTGAGTTAGGATCGTCTTGCATTTCTTTTGGCATGTCTGTCCATACTGTACTAATTGGATAATACTGTAACCATTCTATACATCGTTCTATCATTTGTAATGTTACATCAGGCATGTCGCCTTGTACATTAATAAACTGATCGTACTTTTGCATGTAGTCTAGTTTGATTGCTCCGGCACATCTTTCAGTACCGTTTTTGTAGTCTTCACTATCAATTATTATACTTGTATTTTGAAACACTTGTGCTATGCGTGGATCATCAGTAAGCACGTATGTTGGTATCTTAGACGCAATACAAGCGTCATACACACGTTTTATCATAGGAACGCCATCTAACATAGCCAATGGCTTTCCAGGTAAGCGTGTGCTACCGTAACGTGCAGGAATTAGTATTGCAGTTTTCATTCATACCAACCATAACTGTATGCTACAATATCTTTTACTACTTGTTCAAAGTCTTGTAAGCGTAGCATGTTAGGACCATCGCTTGGTGCTACATCAGGGTTAGGATGGACTTCCAAGAAAAAGTTCCTGACCCCCAAAGCACTCCCACTACGAGCCAACCCAGGCACGTAATTACGATTGCCACCTGAGCTAGTACCTTGTCCTCCGGGTTTTTGGGCAGAGTGCGTACAATCAAAAATAACATCATGTTCATAATTGTCGAGCATATACATAAGACCAGTATAGTCAACGACAAGAGTGTTGTAGCCAAAACTTGTTCCCCTTTCAGTAATCCAAACTTCTTTTGCTTCTTCAGTTTTACTTAGCACACCTTTCATATCCCAAGGTGCCATAAACTGACCTTTTTTAATATTAACAATTTTATCTGTAGCACAAGCCGCTTTGATCAAGTCAGTCTGTCTACACAAGAATGCAGGTATCTGATATACATCTACAGCATCTTTAAATTCTCGTTCAATACGTGCAACCTGTACATAGTCGTGTACATCAGTAAGAGTCTTTACACCTAGCTCTACTTTTAGTGCTAGGAAGTCTAGTAGTGTTGTTTCTAATCCTAAGCCACGAATACCACTTTCGCTTGAACGATTGGCTTTGTCGTAACTTGCTTTGAAGTAATACTCAATGCCATACTTGTCGCATACACGTTTACACTCTTTAGCAATCTCTAAACTTTGTGGCAACGATTCGTGTTGACAAGGTCCTGCTATAATTCTCACTTGTTACACTCCTTGCAATTACAATCACGTATAAAGAAATGTACAAGTGCCATTGTAAACCACATCCAAGTCATTTCGCTAATGCCTAATAATGTATTGTTGTGTGCTGGCATGTTGTGTTCCATTGCCGCACCTGCACCCATTGAAGGCGGTAGTAAGTCTGGTATTAGAAAATATATTCCTAATAATAAGAATAGTACTCCTGCTATTTTATGTCTCATGATTGTTTTCCTTCTTCTTTTGATACCATTCGTTTGAACAGTATGCATTGCAAAATACATTTTGTTTATCAGCTGTATGATACTTTATAGCATACAGGTCTATTGGTTTGTTACAAGTACTACAGTTTCTAGTGTTATTCATATATTATATAATTGGTATCCAATGATTGTAATTGCCGGGACTAATTCCGTTTCTTAACGCAATATCAAATGCAATAGTAATACGTGGCTTTTCTTCATTCTCCCAAGGAGTAACTCTATGTTCCATTCCCCCAGGACTCATTGTAAGCCAACCGTTTTTATTTTCTACTGATTGTACAAGTTGATGCGTTTCATTATCTCTATACATTGTTTTACTTGGCTCACCGTTTACACAAAAGTAACCGTGCCATCGTCCATCAAAGTATCCTCCTTGACCAACGCCGTGTGTATGCCAGTCTAAAAAGCCACCGCCTTCATATACATTAACCCATCCCGCAATAGCGTACTTCTGTGGGTTGTCAACTTTTGCTTTAAAACTTTCTACAATCTTTTGATACAATGTAGTAATGCCCGGGCGATGATTTAAAAATATGTTGTATGCTTCATATATTTTTGTACTGTCACTACCGTCAGCGAAGTCCATCCAACGAGGTTTAGTTTCGTTCTCTTTTAAATAATCTTGCCAAAAGAGAACTACATCTCGAGCAATCTCTCTGCTTGGGTTATACAGTCGATCACAAAATAATTGATCTGCTATCTGTTCATGATATATTGTTTTGTCCATTACGTTCTTCCTTTACTGTATAGTAAGTTGTTACCAACTTGTCTAAGAGCTTTTTTATTGTGGGGTACTCCTCTGCTAACTCACACAACTCTTGCCACTCTGCATAGTACAACATGTCGCCTTGCGCTCTTGCTACACCTGCAGGATCTCCGCCTATGATCCAACGAGGTATTTTATTATGAGGAGCATCTCTATACTTTGCATATACTACACCGTCGTAACGTTCATATAGTAATGCTTCACCTGGTATCATTTTTTGTTCCTGCAATGTCTAGTTTTCCTTTTCTATCTAAGTTAGAATATACTACTTTGATGTCAGTGTGATCTTTAATTTTATCTAGCCACCACTGTTCACCTTCAAGTATTAAATGTGCATTGCGCCCGTCTGATAGTCTTTTTCTTGCAGGCACTGTATCAATGCGTAGCCAAATGTATTTAGATGCAAGTGTGTTAATATGTCCTAATACTTGGCTAATAAATTCTGGTTCAATGTGTTCTAGTACATCATTTGAAAATACACAATCATATGTGCTAAACTTATCTTTATTAAACATAGGTACAGCAGGATCGTAACCTTCACAGACTACATTAGGATATCTATCTCTTAAGTCTGCAAGTATACGACCCTTGCCGCAACCATAGTCAAGCAAAGAGCTAGGTTGCCATTTGTCCATAAACGAATGAAACTTACCTAACTTTTTTGCTTTGCCTCCAAAGCCCAATTGACGACTAGCATCAGCATGTAGGCTTTGGAGTTGTTTTATGTAGCTATTGCTATACATTAACCTGCTTCAGTATCACTCATTTTACCTTTTAGGTAACGTAACAATAAGCCATATGCTGGTAGGAATAATATTAAGCCTACTGCAATTTTTAGTACAGCCTGTGAGCCTGCAATTTCCATCCAGTTAGCGGCCATATACTCATCGGCGCTGTTGTTGAATGCAACTGCAAAGAACGTGTAACTATCAATTACGTTTGCAACAATAGTTGATAATGCAGGTGCTAACCACCAAACATTCATACGCTCTCTAATTGCTTGGAATACATATACGTCAATAAACGTACCTACAGCATATGCTGTTGCTGATGCAAATCCAATACGCATTGCTACACTCTCTGGTGCACCTTCTGCTAATACTACTGCAATACTTGTGATAATTGCAATTGGATATGCCGCGGCAATAGTTGCTCTAGCAATGTTCTTACCTAACAAACGTACTGTTAAGTCAGTTGCTAGAATAACTAATGGGAACGTAAATGCCGCCCAAGTTAATTTAAACCCAGCAATCTCTACTGGAATCGCAACTAGTGCGTTACTTACTGTGATGACTACAACTTGCAACAGCGCAAGTTTTAGCATCATCTTTACATCGATGTTTTTAAACATTCTATTTCTTCTTTCCTGTTGCGGTGCCAGATGTTCGACGAACAATGTCATCGTGATTGAATTCAGCCCAGTATAGTTCAAAAGCGACACCATCTTCTAAACCTTCAAACTGGTGAATTTTTCCTGGCCTTACTTGTGTAAAGTCACCAGGGCCAAGAATAGTTTCATCAACTAGTCCTTGGTCTTCTTGCCAAACACGTACAATCATTTTTCCTGACTCTACAAAAAAGCCATTCCATTTATATTGATGTTCGTGTTCAGAACACTTGTAACCTGCTTTGTATTCAATGCGGTGAAACTCTAGTACACCGTTAGCGTGGATCAATTCTGTCTGACCCCAAATCTTTCCTGCTTTCATCTTTATCTCCTTACAGCAAGTTTGTATAATCTATAAGCTCACTCTGTCTACTAATGTCTTTAATAAAGTAAGCACACACAGATTTATCTTTAGTCGTTAACGGTACAGCAAGTAACTGTCCGTTTTTAACTTTAGGGAAATACCATTTTACATCATTGTAAAAGTTTGTTATTTTTATTTCTGCAAAGTCAAATTTGTAACTTGATAAAGGGTTAAACAAGAATGCTTCAAAGCCCCTATCATTAATACTTGTTAGTGGTAATACTTCTAAGTCGTTGCCTGACATTGAGTCACCAACGGCAATGTGCCAATCAACTGGCATTGTTATTTCGTGTCCGCCTATTTCCATTACCATTGCTGGTGCGGAGAAACTTTCTAAAAAGATCATAGGTACAAAAAAGAAGTCAGGATTTTTTGCATCGCTGTTGTCTAGTACAGCAAACCGTACTTCGTCTTCTAATTCTTCGGGTATATCTTTAAGTGGAAACGTTTGATTTTCTAATGTTAGTATGTGCATGTTTTTAATTCCAGTCTACTTTTTCTATAGTGAATGGATACTCTGCTTCCTTATAGAATTTTTTACGTTGTGTTAAATGTCTCTTTGCAAATTTGCACGATGACGTGATATCCCAAATTTGCACAAAGTCCTTGTCCTTTGCCTTTCTTACGCCTCTACCAATACTTTGAATTACCCGGACAAAACTTTTGCCAGGCTCAATAAGAACCAAATTAAAAATACGCGGTATGTTAATACCCACAGCCGCGACCCCGTATGTTGCGATAACCACGTGGTTAGTTCCTTCATTAATTTCATCATATGCTTCCTTGCGATCTTTTAATTTTACATCGCCCTTTACAAACACACTACCTGGTATTAGTTCTTGAAGTATTTCTCCAGCACTAATTCTGTCTACAAGTATAAGTGTGTTTCCTGATTCTTTTACTGTGCTTAATAATTTGCCTATATATTCTAGTCTTGCCTGATTTGTTGTTAGATATTTTAATTCTTCTTGATAGTTACTGTGTGCTACTACATCTAATAGTTGAACTACATTAACATGACATTGTGATAGTACACCTTTGTCTTGCAGTTCTTTAGCACTAATTTGTCCAATCACAGGACCTAGACTAGCATGAATACTTTCAAATTCAAACTTCTCTCTTGGTATTGTTCCTGTTAGTCCCCAACGTATTGGAGCGTTCTTTAAATTACGTGTAAGTAAATTCTTTAGTACTTCTGCTTTAGCCTGGTGTACTTCGTCGACAATAATAGTGCTTACACCATCTAAGAACTCAGCTAATGATAATACTGCTGTTCCGTCCTTGTGCTTCTTGTCGAGTATATTCAAACTCTGCCAAGTGCAAATAGTGTGAGTCTTACCTAACTCTTTTCTGTCGCCGAAGTACACCCCAGCATCGAGTCCGCAGTTAATGTAGTCTTCCTCCGTTTGTGTAACAAGACTCTTGTTAGGCACAATAATAAGACTACGTCCATACGGCTCAGTTATATGTGAAAGTGTTGCTGTAGTAATTGTTTTACCTGCACCAGTAGCAATCTGTTGCAAGCTCTGTGGATGTTTTAAAAAGTTATTAATTGACTCTACTTGATAGTCACGTAGAATAATCTCTTCGCCTTCTGCTGGATGACCTTTTGGCCAACGTACATTTTGATCAGCCCAATAACGTTCTGTTACTGGCGTAAAGTCTAATTGTATAGGATGTCTATTGTCTTGAATATCTATTATTTCAACATTATTCTTTTGTAGAACTTGACTAACAACGTCAAGATGATTGACATAACCAGTACCACCAATACCAAAGAAAGCAACTTTTCCATCCCAGCGACCAAGTTTATATTGTGGCATGTACTTTGCGTAAGGCACTTCAAACTTGAGAGCATTCGCGAGCTTCCTTCGTACGTCAACTTCTAGTCCTTCTAGTTTAATGTTTACTTCATCTTCAATAATTAGTCTACATGTTGCCATTTATATCGTCTCAATTTTTCTCATAAAAGGACTAAGCTGATTGTCATAATGTATTATCAAATCTAATTCTCCTATGTATGTACTAGTTTTTGCATCACCATATGCTTTTCCAGCAAATGTTGTTATAGCCGCGCTAGGAAACCATTCACTTTTTAAAAGTGGTTTCGGTATTTTATTACTACTAATATACACTATTTTTGTGTCTTTGTCAACCACATTATTAAGATTGTGTTGTTTAATATATTCGTTAAACGGTTTTCCTTCTGGAGTATTATCTAATCTAAACATTACAGACATGCGTTCGCTAGGTATAATATTTTGAAAAGCCTTATTAAATTGTGTTAAATGATCGTAGCAAGTATCTTCATGTAGTACAATAACTAACGGAAATCTATATAACTCTAATACTACTTCAGCAAGATTGTTAACAGTGTGTTCTTTATTGTTTACAAATATACTTGCTTGACTTCTGTTTACTACTTTTTGTGCAAGCGGAGTTAATGATTTTAAACTTTGTTGTAACTCTTCTTGATCAAAATGTTCTAATCCAAACTGATCTTTTTTGTCGTAATAGTTACATAGGTTATCTATATTAGGTTCACCTATACTGCTAATAGCAAAGTTAAAACTTTTCTCATGTAAATTTTTTAGTTTAAACGAATATATTCCTGGTATGTATTTGTCTTGATTTTTTTTCATTTCTAATAACTTCTCATAATATTCTAGTAACTGATCCTCAACTTCAAAGTTGTTGTTTTCATTAAATGTATTAATTATTTCGTAGCATGTGTTTTCATTAAATTTAAAGTAGTGTATCTTTTCTACTTTGTCGTATAAGCCTTCGCCTAGAAACTTATTCATTCTTTCAATAGCAGTTATTAGTTTCTTTTGAAAAATAAATCTTACACCTATCCAAGGTCCTTCTTCATCTGAAATTAAATGTTCTTCGTCAAATACTTTAACCCAACGACTTCTATCTATTGAACGTAACGGCATTCTTAAATTACTATAAGAATCATCAATGTTATATCCGTTAGCATCAAACTGATCTTTATATTGCAACAGTTTTTGTTTAGCAAGTTCTGCTTGCCTATCTGTATATGCTGTGCCTTTGAAGGTCTGGCGGGCGAGGCTAGTAAGTAAGTTATAGTCGCTACTGTCTATATCAAACTTATCTGTTTCTCTTGACTGTATTCCGACAAGATGTTCTATGCAATCTTCTAATGTTTCCATAGTGTTAGTATACGCTATGTTAGCTTAGAAGTCAAGCGTTTAAGTGGTATTCCCTGAGATATTTCTTCTAAAGTAAATTCTGTCCAAGCATAGTCGTTAACCCATTTAGTTCTATCTGGATAAAGAGGATTCTCTATGTTGCGAAAGTTTTGATCAGCAACATCAAATGCTAGACTGCTAGGTCCTGTAAATGCAGGTACACCATTAATAATACTGTGTATGCCTGGATTGCTTGACCAGCTTATAGTAGCCCATATGTTATCAAACTTCATATCGAAGTCGTCATATGAACCTAGTATTTGTCGCGGTTCTTGTCTTATTACATCTTTGAAGTCTCTTTCAATTGCTTCAAGTCTGCATCTAGGATGAGGCCTAAATATGATAGGACGTTTCGTTTGCGCTCTTATGAATGTTATTGTGTCATGTACCCAGCGAGACATTGGAGGCATGTTTGCCCATTGCAGGCTTTTGTCGTGTTGCCCACATAGTAAAATGTATTCGCCGTTATAGTTCCAGTCTTTTAACTTGATGTTAAAACTGTTAGCACGA